TACGAATCTTTTGAAGTTTCCAGTACTTTTAAAAAGCAAAGGCTTCCCTCCTCCAACGAGGTGAAAAGGAAAATAGATAAATTCAGGACGGTATAGTGCAGAAATGCACAAGTCCTGGATCCAAGAGGCAAGGTGGAATCTGGCTTCCGTAAAGGTGCCAGAGGCATACCCCATCCTCTTTCCAAGCAATTGGATTTTTCCTACAATCTTGTCGGAGAAAGCCCCCATATCAGTCCCTTGATCCGAAAGGATCTTAACTTTAGGGAAATCATGATAAGGGGGAGTCGATTTAGTCTTTCTGAATGTAAAGACCTCGGTCGTATCTGTGTTACTCAAAGGGATCCGAAAGGATTCCTCTGTGAAGTAACCTTCATTGGAAACATATGTGTCATCATCACTGATGATATATCCAAGGTTGGTCATCTTCTCAACATAGACTCCCATACATCTATCCGCATCCGGAGATGTTGTATGGTGGTCGTCCCCAACGAGCCGGGAGAGACGGGGAAGAGGCATCTTAGCCAGGGCCGCAAGGCCCGATAAGGTTAAGACTGTCTTAGATCCATGGTCACCCATGAAAACTCCCCTGTGGGTCACCCCACTTATTATCTCTTCCTCGAATTCCATTGAAAATGGTCTTTCGGAGGTCAATAGATCTTTTACCTGGTTGAAATACCAAGTTGGAACGGGCATCACTGCCTGTACAACGTCAAGTATTAAACCAATCGATCTGTAATACACAGCGTCCGTGGCACTCCTTAAATCTGAGTTCGCACATCTCGGTCTAACCGAGTTGTTGAACAACCAGTATAAGGAAGGGTCACTAGCTGACATTGCTAGACTCGCTTCCCATCCTTGGTTACTACCTCGGATTCCCGATCGAACCTCGCGAGAGGTTGAAAGGAATCCATAGGTAAGATGGGCCCACGGGGACAGAATAGTAGAGTGGAAAAAGGAAGGAATAGTAATAATCCTAGCCTTCTCCCCTACTTCGGGTACGGTTGAAGTCCTCACGGACTTAACATCGTAACCAGAAGATTTCTGTCCAAGCGAATAATGAAATAGCC